CGAGAAACAGGAGAAGTAGTCCCGACAGAGCAGATGCTTTTGTAATGGCAATTTATGGTTGGTCTCACACCTTCCAAATGAAGATGTTTAGCATATGATGACACAAATACTGCTAACAGCAACATATTTATTTTACATTGTCTTTGGTTTCTTTTCTTTTTATTTTGCAGTAGTAACTATTATGCCAAAAAAGGACAATAGTATAGCAGTAAGGATATTGTGGTGGCATGGAATAGTATTTATATTAGCGATAATAGGGTTTGCAGTTATGAGTTTATCACTAATGGGAGCAATGATAATTTACGGGGCAATTAATGGGGTTTCTTGATACGCTGACCAGTGTGATTCAGAAAGCTAATGAGCTTCCTTCATCCGCATATGTCCTCCCATCATCCGCAAAGCAACAGGTCACGATTAAAGAAGCCCCACAATATTCGTCTTTAGTAGTTAATCCTGAAACTCTGTTAAATTCTGCGGAGGCACCAGAGAACACCTCTGATTACCAAAACCTGTTTAGTCAAGCCTCCACTGTCTATAGAGCAGTGGGTGTTATATCACAAAGTATTGCACAGTTACCTGTAAAAGTAATGCAAACAAACAGTGACGGTGAACAAGAGAACATATCTCATAACCCTGAATTCCAGCTATTAAAAACATACAATGAGTATCATACTCATTTTGATTTCTGGGAGCAAGTGTTTGGGTATTTGGAATTATCTGGTGAATGTCCAATTTTATTTAAACGAGATACAAGTGGTATGATAAACGGGTTGTTTCCAATAAGACCAGACCTGATAAGTGTTGTGCCAAGTACATCATTTTTAGTAGACCATTATGTGTTTAATTCAGGTGGTCATTCAATAACAATTCCAAGAGACGAATTATTGTTTCTAAAATATTTTAACCCTAATTCTGCTCTCCGTGGATTGTCTCCCATAAGTGCCGCAAAAAATGATATTGTACTGGACTTACATGCATCAACAAGTGCAAAAAACCAGTTCCGCAGGGGAGCCCAACCGTCAGGTATGATAAGCACAGAACAGGACATGAGTGAGGGTGACTGGGATAGAACGCAGAGATATTTAAAACAACAGTATACAGGTGCAGGAAACGCAGGGAGAATAATGTTTTTGTCGCATGGATTAAAGTGGCAACAGACATCAATCTCAAATACTGACATGCAATTTATGGAACAAAGACAGTGGACACGTGATACCATAAGTGCTGTTTATGGTGTACCTCCCATATTCCTTATGCAGTTTAAAGAAGCGTCAGTGTTGGCAAATGCTGACGTGCAGTATAAACTGCTCTGGGAAAATATTAAGCCTAAACTGATTAAGATTGAGCAGATATTTACAGAGTTTATATTACCACAAGCTACAACAGAATTAAATGTGAGTTTTAAATTTGAGTTAAAAGATGTAAGTCCACTACAACCTGATTATGATAAAAGGGCACAGCGTTATAAAACAGGTTTTGCCATTGGTGCCGTTACCCCAAATGAGTACCTAAAAGAAGTTCTCGATAAAGACCCAGTAGATGACCCTGCAATGAACTTACATTATATACCTGCCAATGTAATTACACTGGACAATGCATCGACGAATAGAACGGGCGGTGGAGAAGTGGGTGGTGAAACAGATACAGAACCATCGGCACTGGAAAGCATTACCGAAGGGTTAAACAAGTTGAGACCCAAGAACCTAACCGAAACCATACGGCAATCAATTAAAGACACCAAGAACAAAATGATTACCACACAGCAAAAGGTTGACGCAGTAGAACAGCTTGGAGAACTGGAGAGGTTGCAAAATAAAATAATTGATGACCACCTGCCCGTGTTTGTTAAGATTGTTGGTGAATTAAAAAAAGAAGTACTGAAAAAAGTACACACATTTAAAAAATATGAGGTTGACAAGGTACTAGAAAAAGATTTTTATGAGTTGTTTACTGTATTAAGATTTCTTCAGTTGTTTCAGGATGCAGGCGGAGCAATGATGTTGGAATCCATAAAGTTGGCAGGTGAACAGATGGCAAGCCGTATAGGTTATGGGAAGTTTGATATTAATGACCCACAGATAGATGCATTTGTGAACGAGCGGTCAATCCAATATGCCACCATCGTTACGGATACCTTTGTTAAAGATATTGACAGTCTGGTGAGGAATGGTTTAACTGAAGGGTTAACTATTAATGAAATCGCAACGGGTATAGAGGGGTTTTTTGATTCCCAGTCCGCATATAGAGCAGAAAGAATAGCAAGGACAGAAGCTGTAAGGTCTACAAATAAAGCAAGGTTGTTGTCAATGCAACAAGGGAAGGTCACATACCATATGTGGGTAAGTCAACGTGATGGTCGGGTTCGTGATAGCCACGGATACCTTGACGGTGAAATAGTACCAGTGGGAGAAGATTTCCCCGTGGGGAGTGGTTATGGTGGTGATGCATCATACCCGTCAGATATTAATGAACGGTGTGGCACAATTCCAGTAGAAGGTTCAAGCATATAAAAAAGGGGCAAGTTTCCCTGCCCCCTTTCAGAAGTAACTCCAGTATTATTTAGGCATGAAGTTATTTACTCTACCGTTTCTTGTAGCAAAGTGTGGGTCATACTTTCTACGTTTTGTAAATGCGTCGGCACATCTTTTAACTTCATCGTAGAACCACCGTTGCTCATCTTGTCCTTTCCGTAGGAATGCATCGTCAAGAGTGCTACACCGTTGGCACTTCCTCCCATATATAGAATCGGGGGAGGAACCACTTTGTTTAGTAATGCCAGTGTGTTGAACCATCAGGGTTTTCATACCATCGTCAGTAACCTTTTTGCACATGTCTTTTATTACATTTTCAAGATTACGTTGGATACCATCAAAGGCATCAGGGCTGATTCTTAAACCCTGTGCATTTATGAACTGTTTTATTTTACTCTTTTGTATCATCTTATTTACCTCTTCTTATTTAGTTACTCTACCAGTGCAGATTACTAATCCCTCACCTGCCCATGTGGTATTACCACATTTGTTGCAGGTCATTTCATAGTCTGTTATTATACATGGAACAAAAAACAAACCAATTTCAGAATGTCCATTGAGCTTTTTGGACTTTCCAGTTTTTGTCCATTTTCTGTTTCCACATAGTTGTGTTTTGATTTTTCTTGTCTTCATTTCTTGTATCCTTTTCTTGTATGTTAATACAATTTACGGAAAATAATCGACATATGCAAGTGCTAAATTACCGTAAGTTCCTTATTATATGGTACTTACGAGGTTTTATCAATAGGTTTTATTAGATGTGGAAAATAGTTGTGGTCATTATACAATTCTGTTTCTTATATTTCCATGAGTGATTTTATGCCCTACAGAAACAATAAGAATAGGATGCCAGAGATAAGTGGATAGAATTAAACACTATTTGGAGAACAATATGAAAGACAAAAATTACAGCTCCTCTCACGTAAAACAAATTAATGAGGATGGTTCTGTCAGATTTAGGTTGACTGAAATGAAAGTTGACCGACAAGGTGAGGTAGTGATTCCAACGGGTGCTGATTTAAAAAACTTTAAAACAAATCCAATAGTGTTGTTTGGACACGGTCAAGCCAATCAGGTTCCGATTGGTAAAATAGACACTGATACCATGAAAATCAGCGATGACTATATTGATGCAAACGTAATATTCCATGATGATGGCACAGACCCATTTGCAACAATGATTGCCGAAAAGGTACGCAAGGGTTTTTTAAATGCAGGTTCTATAGGGTTCAAACCTAAGACAGTAAGTGACGAGCCAATTTTTGCAAACCAGACAGGTGTGACACATAAAGAGTGGGAACTGATGGAATTTTCGGTCGTGCCTATTCCTGCATTACCATCGGCACTTGCCGAAAGGGAGTGGTCAGATTTTAGTTATGCATGTAAGCAATTCGGTCATTCGATAGGTGAGATATTTGAACCTAACCATGACAGCACTTATGTAACGACCACACCTGCACCAGAATTTGTTGCCTCATACCCATCAGAGGAAAAAGCTGGCAGAGTGTTAAGCAATAAGAATGTAAAGATTATAAACAACGCTGTGACATCTCTGGACACAGCACTGGTAGCTCTAAAAGATTTACTAGAAATGGCAAATGTTGAACAAACCGCAGAGCCAATTCCCCCAGAAGAAACGAATGGAGAACTATCATCAACCTCTGTTACGGAGATACTGGGTAAATTAAAAGAAGTTAAGACATACTTAACTAATCCCGAGGCATAAGATGCCCCAATTACAATAAAGAAGGAGACGCACATGTCTTTAGAGAAGAAACATCCAGAAGTGGATGTAAAACAAAGCGACAGTATACTTTCATTGATTAATGAAATGAAGGACGTGCTTGTTGACTCCACTGACAGCCAAGTAGAGCTGAAGGAAAAACAGGTAAAGATGGAAGAAGATTTAAAAGCTCATATCTCTTCGTCAGATGCCAGATTTAATTCAGCCGAAGCATCGCTTTCAGAGTATAATGCCGAACAAGAAGCATTAACACAATCAATTTTTGACGTGGTTGTGAAGGATGCAGGAGTACGGAATATGTGGGGCTATAACGACCCAATTAGTCGTGCTTTGTACAAACCGACAACCCAGTGGGAAAAGGGCAAAGGTTGGACAAGTACGGGTAAGGGTTATAATTGTGACCCCGTTGTCATGGAACTTAATGATGCCCTCTACCTCGCAGGTATGCACAAAGCAGTGATGAGCCAAAGGCACCCAAGTGACACAATGACTTACACACAAGCTGTTAAATCGCTTGACTCTTACAATCTATTTCGCTATGAAATAGAGCGTAACAGTGAACTGCGTAAGGCAATGGATTCTGCAACTACGGGAGAAGGTCTCGAGTGGGTTCCTACGCAATTATCGGCAAAGTTGATTGACGATATTCGTTTAGCTATGAAAGTCACAGCTTTGTTTCCATCCATTACTATGCCAGCAGGGGTAGGGTCCTTTGAAGTGCCAGTACGTGGTGCAAGAAGAGAATCTTATCTGGTAGGCGAAGCAACCGCTGATACTGGTAACACAGCATATGGCATTGCAGACCCACCATCCATTAAGGTTGCGTTCACAGCCGTAA